TCTGCTTTTGTCACATCAAGTTTTGTGGCGTTCTCTTTGTCTTTCTTTTCAATTTCTTTGTCTCTTGGGTAATCTCCCATTTTAGCATATTCGTCAACATCCACGGTGTCCACACCGCCTGACGCAACTTCCATTTCTCCTGCTCTCAATTTGTCATAGTTCTGTCTTAAGAAATCTTGTGCCTCTTCCTGGTCTACGGATGAGAAGATTGTTTTTTCATTTGTGTCTAGTACATTGTACCTCATCTTGCCGTTGTCTTCGCCCCTGCTCATTGACACGTAAGGCTTGATACCACCTTCGTCAACTATAGAGTCAACCCAACCTTCAAACGCTTCTGTCTCTTTTGCTTTACCTTTAAGGTCTTTCTTAGGATTGAAATCCGCTGGGTCCATTCTCACTTGGTCTGTGTATCCTGGCTCTGACTGCATTTTCTTGTAGTCGTCGATGTATCTCTTGGCCAACTGTACCGCTATCTTCTTGTTCTTGATGTAGTCAGGTGTTGGTTTGAATGTTGCTGAATTTTCTTGTTCCATCTCATCTGCTACTCTACTAGCGAAGTTTGCCACCCTGTCTTCCTCACCTGTCTTAGTCAACAGTCTTGATGCGATGTCTGACAGTATAGAACTCAACATGGTGTTCTTGTTTGTGAATTTTGTCACTTTCAACATCTTGTCTGCTGAATCGTCTTTCCTTAGAACCAATTTGCTGTCCGGATCATTCAAGAAACTCTGTACCACCGCTCCGTGATCTACCGGTGCTTGTACAGGTGCGTCAATTGGTTCCGCATCTGGTTCTAATTCGTTTACTTGCTCTTCTTCTTTAGGTGCTTCAAGTTCACTCATGATCCTGTTGATAAGTGGTAATGCGTCTTCAACTCTGTTGTCTAGATTTTTCATTGTGAACTTCTCTCTCAATTTGTTTACAGTCTCATCGTCCAGTATTTGTTCTTCTGATGTTTTGAAATCTTTACTTGCGTTCTCGTAGTGTGATTGATTAGAAAGGTTCTTCATGTAACCTCTTAGGTTCTCTAGTTTCAATTTGGTCTGCTCGATGATGTCACCAGCGTTGTCATTCAATTGATCTTTGTTGGTCACGTATCTTGAGAATGAATTTAATTTTGCGATGTCTTCTGAAGTTGAAACGATATGTTGTCCAAATTCGTCATGTGGTCTTCCACCGTTGGCAACGTGTCTCATCATTGCTCTCGCACCTGCTAGGTGTGTAAGTGGATACTTGAATCTCTCTCCATCTTCGTTTTCAATGTACAGTGATTGTATCTGTCTTGATCTCGCACCGGGCACGGTCTCATCAACTTTGCCTTTGTGTCTGATTATCAATTTTGTTTTGTCTAGGTTCTCGTAAGAACGTTTAGCAGTGCCTGTTAGGCCTTCGCTAATTCCTGCTAATTTAGTGATTCTGTCTAGTTCTTCCTGCATCTCGTCAGTATTTACCGTTTTGTTCGTATCTGCAAGATTTTCATAGTCCTGCTTCGTTAGGTTGTTTTTAGTGATATCTCGCACATCAAAACTCATTTGATGCTCAACAGCAAAGTCTTTTAATTCTTTTAAGAACGCATACCATTCGTCTCTGCTGTCCTCGTCTATCTTGCTTACTAGATCCCTGTTGTAGTACACTTTCATATTCTCACCGTCTGCTAAACTGATACTAACACTACCAAATGTGTCTGCGTCTTCCTGGAATTCAAACTCAAAGAACACAGCACTGCTTGGGTCCGCAGTAGCGGCACCATTCTTGTCACCTAATCTGATGTTCGAGAACTGTGATCTTATCTTGTTGAATAAATCTTCGGAGTTTTTAGGGTTCATATAGTGTATTTATTATCCTGTGAACGATCCAAATATGGGCATTGGTGTTATCTCGCTTGTCCTATCTGTCCATTTTTCAAATATTTTTGGATCAAAATCCGCCAACACTTTCATCATACGAGTCATTAACAAACATGCACTTACGAGGTCATCGTGCTGTCCTGGTTTTGCTTTGAAACTCATGCCGCTGGCCACAAAGTCTTTTAACTCTGATATAAGCAGTTGTGAATTGATCTTCATCTTATTGTTCTCTATAAGTTCTTTGAATTTTGTACAGGCATCTATCTTGTGTTTGGCAGTGGTGTTAAACCCTCTTCTGAATTTCCTTCTGTGGCCTTTCCTTATTGGCTCTGACAGGAACATGCCCATTATATTTTCTTCACCAATATCCATCACTCTTAAAAGTGCGGCCTCGCCTAGTGAGTTGTTCTCCATGCTATAGAATATTTGTGGTGTTGCCGACGCATCTTTTTCCATTATTGTATCATGGAGATGTTTTGTGATGCTTTGCAGGATCCTTACCTGTTGATTCATTGGTGTAGTGTTGTGATGCCACTCTCCCACTTGTTCAAACGTAGGCAATTCAAAAACCTGTATTGCCGCATAATCTCCACCTGTCCCCATGCTGGGATCAAGCGATACCATGTAGGTCATTCCTGGTGTTGGACGTTTGAACCAACGTACCTGTCCTGTTGTCTCCACAGGAGCCGAGGCCTCCATGTCTGCTAGATGAATACTGTCAATTAGGGTTTCATCAAAGATCAAGAATTCACATTCGTGTTCCCTTCTGAATCTCTCATCACCGATCCTGGCTTTCTCAGCCTCCGCCCATTCCTCGTTTCTGTCTGGGTGTTCTGACCAGTGTGCCTTCATGGCATAGAAACCATTAGTTCCTACAAGTTTATCATTGCCATATTCATCAAATCTCTTGTTTGCCTCTTTCCAGATCAATGCGAACTGGTCTTCGTCACTGTTGGGTGTGCTGGTGATCATGCACTTACCACCTGTACTCAATGTTGGTGACAGTGATGTCCAGAATTCCTTGGCTTTCTCTGGTGGTTGCACGAATGCGAACTCATCACAGTAGATTAGTGTAAGTGACATACCCCTACCTGTGTTTTCAGTTGTCGTGGTCGCCATTATCTTTGATCCGTTGTCAAACTCTATGCTGTTCCTGTTGTACTGTGTTACACCTGCTTTGATCCAACTTGGTAACATCTCGTATGCGTAACGCACCCTTGACATGATGTCTGATGCTCCTGCGTATTTGTGTGCCGCGATTAGTATCTGTGAATCTGGTCTGAACATTGCATACCATATTAGGAAACCCGAGGCACAGGTTGTTTTACCAGTTTGCCTAGGCAACATAGCGATTGAAAATCTATGATCGTTGTAACTGTTGATCAGTCTTTCCTGATACGGGAATGGTTGAAATGGCATTGATCCCTTGACAGGATGTTGTATCTTCATGAATGTTTTCATAAAGAACAAAGGTCCGGTCTTTGGGTCCATACACTTTTCAAGTTGCAACACTTGTTCTTTGGTGTATTTGTGTTTCTTATTCGCCTTTTTAATTTGGTCGCTATCTAGTGATACATACGCCATAGTGTAGTATTTAACGCTGTGTTGGGACTTAGAAAAGTATTACTTTGCTTCTTTGTCTTTGATGGCTTTTTTCATTGGTTCTTTTTTATCGCCATCTTTGTCCATATCCAAAAAGTCCGGTTTTGCTTTTTTGGCCTCTGTTTGATATGCTTCCTTGAAACTTTCGTACTGTGTTCTGAGACTGTTCGCTAACTCTTCTTCAGTGATCTTGTCTTCTGCCGCCATTGGGTTGTCAGCCGGAGAAACCCTCGGATGAGTTTTCTTCTGTCTGTTTAAACCACCTGAATGTTTGTTTACCAGACTGTCTATGTCTTGTACTTTTTCTTCAGGTTCGTTTGCAAACGTTTCTTCTTTTTGCTCGTCTTCCGGATTCTTGATTATGTCTCTCATCCTAGCCATGTCCATTGAACCCGCCGCATCGTCTTGATCCATTTCAGGTTCTGCGTGTGGCTCTGCTTCTGGCTCTTGATTAATCATTGCTGGATCAACTTGTTGTACACCTGCAAGTTTCAATATCTGCATCATCATTGACGCTTCCTGAGGTGAGTCAGTTGAAATCTGTATTGCTTCTTTGACAGTTTCTTTTTTGCCTTCTTTGCCTGCTTTTTTGTCATGGTATGCTTTAAGACCCGCTGGCATCTTGCCTTCAACTGCTTCTTCTGTTCCGTTTATGCTGTCCCAGAAACCTGCCAGGCTCTCACCGTGTTTCTTAATGAATTCTTCTCTTGAAAGTTTCTCTGCTTCGTCGTGCAAGTAGTCTTTCATGCCACCTTCAGTGACTGCTTTTGGATTTGTCTTCTCAACGTTCTCCACTGCGTCTTTGACCAATTCAGGTCTTGATTCTGCTATTTCTTTTAATTTTGTTAACACGTCGATCATTTCCATAACTTATTTCCTTTTTGGGTCCGGGTGTGGGTTTGTTGATTTTGTTAGAGGACTAGTTTTTCCCTCTTCTTCCTTGCTCATTGCATTTTCTTTTTCTTTTGGAGCGTCTTTGTTAATTTCTCTGTCTTTTAGTAATTCTTTAAGTAGACCCATGTTTGCTTTTGTTGAATGGTAGTCTTCTGCGTTCACTTTAGGTGCGTCTTTGTATTCTATGTCGTGCAGTTTGTTTGCATATTCTGATTTCTTTGCGACCTGCATGTCGTTCTGATATTCCTCAGTAGGCTCATTTGGTTTCCTAACAACTATGTGTGTCGCTGGAATCCTTAATAAGTCTGAAAGGTATTCATGCATCACCCTTGGTGATTCTGGATAATTCGTTGTCACGTCAAAGATCGTCACCTGCTCGTTGCTTAAGGCAGGAAAATCAAGTGGTAGAGTCATGATGGGTGTTGTCTTACCTGCTGACATGCTGGCAAGATCAAATTTTTGCAGTGCTGTTTCCAAAGCATTTATATCAATATCTTTTTTTGCCCCTGCGATCTTTATTTTGTAGTCATATGACTTAGTCGATTCTGTTAGGTAGTCTTTAAACGTGCTCATATGCAATATTTAGTCTTTTTTAAGCAGTTTCTTCATTAATTCGTTACGATCAGATATGACGAATCCGTCACTTTCTTCCACCGGACCACCGTCTTTGTTGCCCTGATCTAACTTCTGCTTTTTAAGTTGTAATTCGATCATTTTGAGTTTCTTGTCGATCTTGCCGCTTTTGGCGTCTATGGCATTCCTTAGGAAATTTCCTGCAACTTCAAATATCCTTCCAGAATAACGTGAATCAACGTTCATGCCCAAATCCATTAGATTTTTGTAGCTCTCTTCCGCTTCTATGGCCAGTTTGTCTAACTCTAGGTCTGACAGTTCGCCCAACCCTTTTACCTGTGGCAGTGCGGCCGCAACCTTGTCAAATTCTGCATAACTTTTCTGCAGATTCTTCTGTGTCTGTGGATCTAAGTTCTTGGCGGATGCGTGTTGTCCGTTGGCCTCTTTGATCTTCTTGTCTTTTTCCTTCTTGTCTACCTCTTTGAATGCTTCTTTGACATTTGGTAAATTGAGAATGTCTTCTAATTTCTTTGTCATTGCTCTATTTACTTACGTTTGCCATTGTGGAACAACTGTTCTTCTGACACCACCCTGAACTTGATCCGCCTCTGTTTGGCGTAGGCGTTGGCGGCCTCCCATTTGGCCATGTTTATAACCACCTGTTTTTTCTTGGCCATGCTCTTGCCCGCGGCCTCCATTGAGGTTTGGCTCATGGGTTTGACCTCCACCATTTCGGCATGTTTCCTTCCTTCCTTGTCCTGGTATACGATGAAGAAGTCAGGCACGTACACAGTGTACTTTCCTGTGAATGGATGTCGGTACGGAATTTTGATTGATTCACTCGCCCACTGGTACACGTTAGGGTGTTCATCGCATAGCCTCATGAATGCGTGTTCCCAACTTGACCTGTAAGTTGGCGTTTTAGTGCCCACGTACTTCTCTTGGTTCTTGGGCATGAACTTGCCTCTTGCGAATCTAGGTAGCATTATGATATGATGTTTCTAGATACTGTGTCTTTTGTGGCCAGTGTTTTCCTCACACCCAACCTACTTGATTTGTATCTGTTGGCGTTCAAAATTATTGTGATAAGTTCAGAAAGTAGAGCAGGAGTGGCGTATGTCAACTGGTCTAAGATCTTTTGTGGTTTTACATCGTCTATCTTTGCTTGTGAAAGTATGGCGTATGCTGTTGACTCCGCCGCCGCCCGACTGAATCCTCTTTTTACAAAAAATGCTATAGTACTGTCATATTCACCAACGTTGAATTGGTAATCTGTTTGGTAGTTGGTTGTCGTAAGTTTATCTACTGTGGCCTGCAGACTGTCTTTTTGTTTTGGTGGTAGATTGGTGTAAAATTCGTCCATTAGATATTTGCCTTTTCAGTTACAACTTCAACATCGAAAGAATCCCTGTCTATTTTTATAAAGCCTTCGGTGACAAGTTTTCTCACATCAGTGATCGCCTTGTTTGAGTAAACTGTTTTAACGGAGTCTGAGGATGCCTCGTACTCAACAGCAGAAGCATTAGGAGTGAGACCTTTACGTGATCCTATGTCTTTGTAATAAATTCCAGATGCTATTTCTGTACGAACATCTGCATTATTAGTAACCAAATTGTATACTTCATCTGGTCCTAGGAAATTTGTGAAGTCGACTGTGTTGTTTGTTATCACTGTTGTGTTTGCCTGATTTTTGTTGTCAGCGGTTCCTCTTGGACTAGCAATTGCCGCCGCACTCGCCACGGCCACTGCTCCAACAGAAAATTGAGCAACTGGATTAGTTATTGTACCTGCCTGTTTACCAATATCTAGAATTCCTTCTTTTGCTATGCCTTTCAATTCTTCTTTGACTGCAGACTTCTTAATTTTTTTAGCATTGTTATAGGTATTAGACGCTGACAGTATAGCACCAAGGATGTTTCCTGACTGCACATTTCTTATAACAGAACCAACACCGTCCACTACTCCACCCGGACCAAAAATGCTGTTCGTACCACCACCAAGCACTGTCAAAGGACTAGGCGAGTTGTCGTAATTTATAGTTGCAAAACCAGGAACATTGTTTCTGTTTATTATTCCTGATTTGTAAATCACAGTCTCATAAAGTATCTGCATTGTGTTGTTCAGTACACCGGTACCATCTGCTTGGTCTAGGTTGTCGTGTGAGAAGGATCCAATCACTGGATTAACAAGTCTCATGGACGTGAATCTTTTTTTATGCAACACAAATATTTCAATACCCCTTAGGTAAGGCTTCTGTCTTGCTCGTGGAGTATCCATACCAAATTTTGTTATGGTTTTTTTATCAATGCCATCGTAATAATCGTCCTTGGTGTTGTTGATAGTCAAGTCGCTGTTAAGGTTGATGGAATCTGCTATATGATATTCATAATACTTTTTCCAAAATGCATTCACGGTGTCTGCGTGATCATCATGGAAAGTTATGTTAACTGGCTCGTATGCTATCCTCGTGGCATTATACATCTTCTTGTTGTACTGAGTCTTCTCTTCGTAACTCATATTGTACTTGGGAAGGTCGCACTGCTTGACCAACATGTTCAAATGATATCTTTCATTTGGCTTGAAGCCATCCACAAACAAAGTTTCGTCTGTGTCGAATACCACGTGGAACAGGAATTTCTGTTTCGGCATCAACTTGTAGTTGTCGTCTATGTACAATCTACTTGCGTGTTGGTAGTCCTTCATGCCAGGAAGTCCGTCCTGGAACCCTTTTAAGAAGTTGTTTATGCTTGGCATACTCGTATTTATGGCCACAAAAAAAGCGTCTATAAAGACGCTTTTGATGTTATAATTGCTAACTTAATTTTGTGTATTATTGTCCACCACCAGTACTTAGAGTACCTACAGTCCTAGCCACCGCTGTTCCGATTCCTGTTCCTGTTGGAGTCTGGATCGCGTTGTCGTATCTGATTGACATCGTGATAGTCGCTGGTTCTGAAGAATTGTATGCTAGTGAGTTGTAGTTTACGTCTTGAACGTACGCACCATACAATTCAAATGTTTCTAATACATTTGGTGTAGATGCTCCGTTACCACCGTCAAGCATTTCAATCCTGCCTGTGAATTTGTAGTCAATCCCTGATGCCGCCGAACTTTGTTCAAAGAAATCAAATTGTTTCTGGATCTGTTCACCAACCAGTTTAGTAACCGAGTTGTTCACGTCATCTCTTAGAGTGATTGTGATTGGTTCCCAGGTGTGTTTACCTGCTACGTATACTTTAGAGTTGTAAACGTCTAGTGTAACTGTGTCAAAAGTCAAGTTAGGTCTTGTAATGTCCATAACTTGTTTTGTTAGTTCTGATCTTGGTGTTGATACTCCAAAATTCTCCAGGATCGCTCTAAAACGATACTGTAATTTTGGCATCAACAAACCTTGTGATGCTGAACTCTGATCGTTTGCTAGTGGTACTGTGAATTTTGATAAAGTTGATATTGCCATCTGTTTCTCCTATTTATTCAAAATTAGTTCCCTAACTTTGCAATTTCTCCTGTGTTTTTAATTCTCAACGGTATGTAAATGAACTCAACTGATTTGATTGGCTCAATCGCTATGTCCACATACAATTCGTTTCTGTCGATCCTTGTTGCTGTGTTGTTAGTGTCATCACAAACTACTAGGAAGTCATATAACGCTCTCTGACCAACAAGTTCTAACAAGAATGATTCAACTGCTTGTTTGATTTCATTTCTCGTTAATTCATCATTTGGTTCAAAGATGAACGGTTTAGCAATGGCATCTAATTGTGATCTTAGGTACACTGCTAATCTTGAAACGTTGATTCTGTCTAACGCTGAACTTGCCGATGTTTTCGTCAAGTTACCGAAGTTCACGATCCCTGCACCTGAGAAGAAAGTTATTGGATTAACCTTGACCTCGTGCATTGAATCTCTCACTGACTCCGTAACAGATATTGTTTGGAATTCTCCAGACGCTGTGTCTATGTAACCAACAGACGTGGCGTTGTCAACGATACCTCTTCTTGTTCCCGATGGTGCGAACCATGGGAAAGCGATGTTGTCGTTGTTTGCCAGTGTCCTCAACATCATGTGTGATGATGGAACAACGATTGATTTACCTGTGTTGTCAGTTGTTAGACCAGATGGATAAAACACACCCAAGTAGTCACTTGAGCTCACTAGGCCATCTTCACCGTTGTCAAGTGCTGACGCCGTGTTGTTTGCCCAGTTCTGTATAGCAGTTGACGTACCTTCTAGTCTTAATGGTGTGTCACCTACTACAAACGCTGTGTTGTTTCTGTCTGTGTTTAGGTTAATCATGTTTGCTATTGCTTCTGGATAACCAGGTGTTGCGATAACATTGAATCCTCTTTGGTCTTCTCTGATCGCTTGGTTTGTGTCTATCTCAGATTTGATTTGCTCAACAATTACTTTTCTCTGTGCTTTTCTACCGAAAGATCCAGAACCGTCTGCGTTGTTGCTTGATTTAGTTACCCATCTGTCTGGGAAATAAGTCGTTACTGACTCATTACTTGCTCTGATGTTACCTAAACCAGTTGCACCGCTTCCTGGATATTTTGTAGTTGTGATGTAACTGTTTTTGTATTCCTTAACATTGTAACCAGATCTTCTTGTGTTCCATAACAAGATACCTTGTGGGTAGTTGTCTGGGTTTGGAGCATCTGGATCTAGGAAACCATCGCTCAATAAGTCTTTGATCGAACTTGGTGTTCCTGCACCGCCAGTGCTTAGGCTGTCTGCCTTATCCGCTGTCGTGTGCCATCTAGCATCTGCGAAAACAATACCATCCTCTGTGGTCTGGTCTGCCTTGTCAACTAGTTCCCAGGCCGCACCCGAAGTGGTCACTGCCACTTGGTTCGCTGTGTTAGTTGAACTTAATGTTGCTGATGTGTTGTATTTGTAAAGTTTTGGATAGTTCTCTAAGTCACTTGTGTCAATCCATAAGTCGTTAGTCACAAGTGCTGTACCGTCTGACTGTGTAGTTGGTGCAGTTGCACTAAACTGTGGACCATTTGGATCAGTTGTTGCGTATGCTGTTGCATAACCTACCCAAGTTGTTCCATTGTGGACCATGATATCTGCTTCATCTGTAGAAGTGTCATACCATAATGTACCATCTGCTGGTTCTTGTGTTGGAGAACTTGTAGATGCAGTGTAACTTAATCTCTTCCAGTTACTCGCTACTATACCTGTGTTAGCACTTG